GTTAATATACCAATAAGCTCAATGGTTGCGGTTGCTAACCAAACAATCAGAAATTACATTCAAACATTAGACGAGAACTCTAAAAAAGAATTTTTTCAAATAATTTCTGAAGATACAAGTGTTTTGGAAACCAAATTTGAAACAATTCGTGAAAGTGCAATATCAAAACTAAAAGATATTTTAGACAAAGAAGAAGCACAAGATATGAAATCTAGAATTTCTGAAACAATAGATAAGATTAAAATTGAAAAGTTTGACCAATTAAACTTTTTAAAATTGAAGAATTTAGAAGAATCAATTTGATTGGTCTTTCATCCTTTGAATATACCTAGCCTTTAAAATCTGTGCTCTTCTTAGTACGGATTTTTTTGTATATTCTTTTTTCTCAAACAACTTTTGAGTTTGTTTAGTTTTAATTACTTTTGATTTCAGGGTCTTGAGCGCTTTTTCTAAATTTTCCCCGTTATTAATTTTTATTATTATCATATATTACAAATATCTTATAACTAAAAAAAATTTTGACATTTAGGTTTATATGTTGTATTTTTTGTATAAGAAAAATAAACTTACATAATATGAAAATTAATGAAAAAAGGAAAAAGTGTAAAGCTTAACCTATTCAACCCAATTAAGTCCGTCTATGGAACGGTAGATTCTAAAAATTTAAAGTCAGTATACATAAACATTCAATCATGGGTAACACCTAAAGAAGAGTACGATAATTGGAACAGAGTCGTTTCAAATTTAGGTAGAGAAATAAAACATTCGGTTTTTGAATCAATTAATCAGGATTTATTTAGAGAAAATACTATTGTTGATTTGGACTTGAGAACAAGTGGAATTTCAAAAGGGAAAAAATCTTTTTTTAACTTGGAAATTAATTTATATACTTTATCTGAAATGGATTTCAAGTGTAATGAAATTAAAGATTCTGTAAAAACCATAGTCAAATCAATATACAAAAATAACGTAATACAAAACAAATACTTTGAATTTTCGAACTCAAAAAAAGAAGACCCTCAATAAACTATTCAACACGGTATATTTATCTTAAAAGATTAGATGAAAAATTTAAGAATTTTAGAAGCCAGCGAGCTCGGACATGGTATCCTAATTGAGATGGATGCGGGATTGGTTTCACCTACTGATGTTAGAAATATTGAAGTACTCAAAGAAGCAAAAAATCTTGACTATAGAAATCCTTTTGAGTTCTATGCTGTTTTACAGAAATACGATACTCCAAATAGAAACGGTAGGACATACCCTGAAAGAATATTAAAAAGAGAGGCGGAAAGATATAAACAATCAATTGCAAAAGGATTGTCTACATCAGAGTTGAATCACCCTGAATCTTCATTAATTGATTTGGATAGAGTGTCTCATATTATCACAGACATTTGGTGGGACAAAAACATCTTAATGGGTAAGTTAAAACTATTAACTTCACCAGGATTTCACGAAAGAGGTATTGTTTCAACAAAAGGAGACATTGCAGCTAACTTAATGAGACAAGGTGTTACCATGGGAGTATCATCAAGAGGTGTTGGGTCGTTAAAGAAGGTCGGAGAAAGAAATGAGGTTCAAGATGATTTTGAATTAATATGTTTTGACTTAGTATCATCACCATCAACACCAGGTGCTTATTTATTCTCGAATCCTGAGGAAAGAAATCAGTATGAAGAAAACTTGGACGAGGAGAGAAAAACAAAGCAAAATAATGAGTATGTTGAAAAATCAGTTGACTTAATGAAAAAATTAAACGACTTTTTAGGAAAATAAAAATTATGGACGAAAAATATTTTGTAGCAAAAATTCAGTACGATTTACCAGATGAAAATTCTGGAAAGATTAAAAAAATCAGAGAAGAAAAACTTGTTAAAGGTTTTTCAGTTACGGACGTTGAAGCCAAAGTTACTAAAAAATACGAAGGCTTTACACATGATTGGAGAATTACATCAGTATCCGAAAGTAAAATCGATGAAGTGATTGAATAATCAATTCAATAACTTATTTAATTAAAAGTGGTCCTAACAGACCACTTTTTTTGTTTAGGAAATATTTATAGATAACTAAATAAGCCCTTAGATTAAATTAAACTATAATAAATCTTATTTGGTGATACGTACAAAATGAATTTTTTTCGTTTTGGTACTATTTATATGTTAAATTAAATAATTTTTCATGCAAGAAAATAAAAACTTAGTACAAGAGGCGCTCATTCAAATGAAAAACGTTGAAGAGGCTATCGCCGAAAATGCAAAAGGAATACTTGCTTCAACTATGAAGGAAGAAATCAATCAATTAGTAAAAGAATCTCTATCAGAACAAGATATGGAAGATGAGGTTGAGTTAGATGTTGATATGGAAGACGACGACACGGAAGATGTTGACGTTGACATGGATACTGATAATGAGGATGAAATGAATATGGACATGGATTTTGATATGGACATGGACATGGATTCTGAAGAAAGTCCAATAGATTTGACTGACGCTTCTGACGAAGAAATTCTTAAGGTGTTTAAAGCTATGGGTGAAGAAGACGGAATCATCGTAAAAAAAGATGGTGAAGATATTCACTTAACAGATAATGACACTGACGCAGAATATTTAGTAAAGCTTGGTGAGTCTGAGGAAGAAGAATTAGATGAAACTATGATAGATGAAATCGATGAAATGGACGTTGATACAGAAGATGTAATCAACGCAATCTTTTCAAAAGACGGAGACGTTGAAGATATCGACGTTGACCAAGAAGAAGACGTTATGTATGAAATCGAGTTTGATTCAGAGGACGACATGATGGAATCAGATGATGACATGATGGAGGAAGAAGATGAAGACGACATGATGGAATCAGATGATGAGGACATGATGGAAGAAGAAGATGAAGACATGATGGAAGAAGAAGATTTGGACGAATCTTACAACCATAGAAGAGCTGTTAGAGAAGGTAAGTCAACAGTAAAACCTAAAGGTGTTGGAATTGGCTCAGGACCTAAATTCACTTACAATAATAAAGCTGCAGGTGGATTCAAAGAGGACAAAAAAGAAGGTCCTAAATCAGTAGGTACTGGTAAAGCAAAATTCGAATACAAGAAAGGTGCAAATATGGAAGGAAAATCCAAAGTTGTTAAAGCAGAAACAAAAGAAGGTGATTACGGAATGAACAAGGGTGACAAATCTAAAACTCATAAGGGTGATAAAGATTTCACAACTAAAAAAGGTGACACTTTGAAAAGAAAAGCTTTCGAAAAGGAAGAAACTAAAGAAGCTGCTAGAACTTATGGAATGGGTTCAAAAGAAGGAAGAGGACTTAGAAAAGGTATTACTAACAACAGAAACTATGTTTATAGTAATAGCGGAGTAAAGGTTGAATCTACCGAAGAAGTGAATATGTTAAGAGAGAAAAACGAAGAATATAGAAAAGCATTAAATGTTTTCAGAGAAAAACTTAATGAAGTTGCTATTTTCAATTCAAACTTGGCATACGCTACAAGATTATTCACAGAACATTCGACTACTAAAAAAGAAAAAATAAATATTCTTAGAAGATTTGATAATGTAGAAACTTTGAAAGAATCTAAAAATCTTTACAAGTCAATTAAAGATGAATTATCTAAAACTGAATCAACACCAATTAACGAGTCGGTTGAAACAAAATTAAACAAAAATGTTTCAACAGGTTCATCAACTACCCTAATCGAATCAAAAACTTACGAGAATCCTCAATTCATGAGAATGAAGGATTTGATGAGTAAGATTGGGTAAAAAATAAAATAAATAAAACAAAACAAATATTTTAAAATGGGAGCATTATTAGAATCAGGTCTTGTTGGTAACATCGGTCTTAAGCACCTTAAAGTTATCAAAGAAGATACAATCAACAAATGGGACAAATTAGGATTCTTAGAGGGTCTTAAAGGTCACATGAGAGAGAACGTAGCTCAACTTTATGAAAACCAAGCTTCACACTTAATTAATGAAGCATCATCTACATCTGATACAGGTGCATTTGAAACAGTTGTTTTCCCTATCGTTAGAAGAGTTTTCTCTAAATTATTAGCAAACGATATCGTTTCAGTACAAGCTATGAACTTACCAATTGGTAAATTATTCTACTTCGTACCTAACATTCAGTCATATGAGAATGCTGACAACCAACATTGGGCACCTTATGGTTCACCAAACGCTGCAGCGACTCAAACTCCAAACTCTGGATATGACTACAACAATACTAAGGACCTTTACGATAGATTCTACGAAGGTAACGAACCAGCTTTAGACCCACCAGGTTTATTTGACTATTCTAAAGGACAATTCTCTGCAATCACAGCACCAGTTGTAACAGTTGGATGGTTAGCAGGAAACTTAGTACCTTCAGCTTATACTTTATCTGATTATAGAAAAGTACTTATTGTTATGTCAGGTTTCGCATCTGATGGTGCGGGTAAGTTAATCGGTCCTGATGGTCAACCAATGGATAACGAAGCTTTCTTATCTGATTTAACCGTTTATGGTGTTGCGGGTAATGCAACAACATCGGCAAACACAACTAACCCTTACTTATTCAGAGTTGTTACTCAAAGATATGGTAAAGGTATCGTTCAGTACGGTAATAACAACGCTACATTAGTATTCCCTAACAGTAAAACTGACGGTGGTCAATATGACAACCTATGTGACGCTGAAGGTAAAATCTACTTAGAGGTTGACTTACAAGTACCTGTATGTATTACTTGTGGTGGTTCATTAGATGGTTACACAGGTTCTACTTTTGAATCTACAGTGGGAACATCTAACGCATTCTCAGCAACTTATAGAATCTATAAGAACTTAGAATTTGAAGACAGAATTGGTGAGGTTTCTTTTGACCTTATGTCTGTAACAGTTTCTGTAACTGAAAGAAAATTAAGAGCACAATGGTCTCCAGAAATGGCACAAGACGTTGCGGCGTTCCACAACATCGATGCTGAAGCTGAATTAACGGCTTTATTATCTGAGCAAGTTGCGGCTGAAATCGATAGAGAAATCTTGAGAGACCTTAGAAAAGGTGCAGCTTGGAACTTAAGATGGGATTACAACGGTTGGAAGAGATTAGGTTCTTCTGCTGTTCCTTATACTCAGAAAGACTGGAACCAAACGCTTATCACAGCGATTAACCAAATTTCAGCTCAAATCCACAAATCTACCTTGAGAGGTGGAGCAAACTGGATTGTTGTATCTTCTGAAATCAGTGCAATTTTTGATGACTTGGAATATTTCCACGTTTCAAACGCGGCTCCTGAGCAAGACCAATACAACATGGGTATTGAAAGAGTTGGTACATTAGCAGGTCGTTACCAAGTGTATAGAGACCCTTACTTCCCACCAAACCAAGTGTTAATGGGTCACAAAGGTACATCTTTACTTGACACAGGTTACATCTACGCACCGTACGTACCTCTACAATTAACACCTACAATGTACAATCCGTTTAACTTCACTCCAATCAAAGGTATCATGACTAGATACGCTAAGAAGATGGTGAATAACAGATTCTACGGTAGAATCACAGTTGATGGAGTTAGAACTTTCGACTTAAGAGAATTGAGATAATCAATTATCTAACCATACAAAAGGGTCCTCAAAAGGGACCCTTTTTTGTTTTAGGGATATTTATAATTAAAAGTTTTTAGAAATGATAAAACAGACATTCAATATTGACACAGACGAAAGAGAGAGAATCTTAAAACTTCACGAAAACGCCACAAAGAATTTATACTTAATTTTGGAACAAGAACCAGTGCAAGGTGCAGGAAGCCCGAATGTTGTTCTTGACCGAGACGAAGATTACATATACTTTTTATCACAACCATCAAAATCTGTTGGTTCTGATTACATAGATTGGAAAAAGAAATATTTTGTTTATGCTTCAGATGCGGAGACCTCGTATCAAACAACTATAACATCCAAAGATGATAAAGGTAGACCTACAAAGGTTGAAGTTTTGAAAAATAAGCCTCTCCCGAATATGACAAATAATGAGTTCCTATTCGATATGATTAAAATATCAAAAAAAGAATATGACTATGATTTTGGTAATGAAATAACGAAAAATGCATTTCTTTATCAAGGGACTGAGGAAAGTGGTTTAAAATTAAATGAAAGATATTTTGGAGTTACTTGGTACAATGGAAAACCTATTACTGTTGCAATATCTGTTGAAGGGGGCCCTTTTAAGAAAAAGAATATGATTAACTTTGACGACCTTGAGGTTGGTTCAAGAACACCTTTTAATCCTTACACAGATGAATTTTATGGTAAAAAAATTGGAGTTTTTTCTTTAGTAATGCCAACGTTAGTCACATCTTATCCTGTATCTATAGGGACTTCTCAACCACAAAAACCTAACGAAATTCCAGGAAAAAAACCCACACCACCACCACCTGTACCTTTGGGCGATAAATTTATGGATAATATATCTATACCAACATCGGATGATATCCTCAAAGACCCCAAGTTCATTGAGTTTAAAAAATTTGTTGAGGGTAATGATATGTCTAAATTTATCTTCGACATACAATCATCAGCATCAAAATGTAGTGCAGGTTTTAAAGAATCAAATAAGGCAAACGGAAAGTGGAGTGAAGACAGAGACACTTATCCTGACGTTACTGTTGACTCACAGGCGGATAAAAATGATTTGGGTAATTTAAATTTAACCAAGGCAAGGGCACAAAATCTTAAGAACTTTTTAGTTGCAAGCGTACCAAAACTTAAAGATGCTAAGTTTAGAGTCATCGCTCAAGGGTCTAAGGGTAAGTGCGGGACTGAGGAAGAAAATAGGAAGTTTAGAAGAGTTGACCTTACGGTAACTGCCCTTTAATTTTCTCAGCAATTAGTACCTCCATTTCATAACGGTCAGAATATTCTTTCACATAGGGTGTAAAATATAAATCTGAATTTACATGAAATATTTCGAAGTATTTACAACCACCCCACTTCACGTCGGAATTCTTGTATTGTACATAACAAACACTTTGAACTCTCATTTTTGTCTTATCTAACTTACTAAACTGATAAGTGTTCAAAAACTTTAATGAATTAATCTGTCTGTAATAAGTAAGAATGTATTTCTTGTAATCTTCCAATAAGTTATTGATAGACGTAAATTTTTCAATGTCTATAAGTTTATATTCGAATTCAACATTCATTCCGTACTTTTTCATTTGTTCGATGTCTTCAGAGGCTTTCACTTCATTCAGATAATACACGTATCCTTTATTCTGTGAATAAGACATTAAAGACACGAATACAAATAGTAGGGTTAGGATATATTTCATATTCATAGTTTTTACAAAGATAAGAAAATAATTATTTTCAACAAAAAAATTTATTGTATAATTATAGATAGATTTTAGTTTATCAGTCCCCAGTCTAAATGGCTGTAGAGTATTCACGGATACAAAGGTATTGGTAACGTAGTCATAAGCTAATATAAAATTAAAAAACATGAATTACGCAACACAAGTGGGCAAGCCGACTGCGCACATCACAAAGAAAAAGTCACGTCTAAAGGTCTATAATGGCCACATTGTCTTCTTAAATGATAAAGACAATTTTGAATTTGAAATTCACAATCCTAAACAAAAATCGGTTCTCTGTAAGATTAAATTAAATGGTGAATACATTTCCACAAGTGGTGTAGTATTAAGACCAGGCCAGAGGGTCTTTTTAGAACGTTTCCTTGACTCTAATAACAAGTTTGAGTTCAGTACCTACAAAGTAAAAGATACGTCTGAAAATAGGTCTGCAATCGATTTAAATGGGGATGTATTGGTTGAGTTCTATGATGAACAAGAAGTTAGTAATAATTTTCTTATTTCTAATAGAATTAACTATGGAAGTGGGATATTTTACGGAAGTCGTACTAATGATTATACTCCACAATTTGGAACAACAATTAGTACCACGGGCGGAGTGGGATATAGTACGACCACAACAACTTACAACACTTCAAATGCAAGTTTCACAAGTTCTTTTACTCCAACTAGTTTAAGAAGTAAATTCGACGTATCAAGTACGTTGTTGGGTGCATCAAAACCAAGTAAGAAGAAAAGTAAGTCAATTGAAACAGGAAGAGTTGAAAAGGGAGAACAATCCAATCAAACTTTTACCAATTCCTACGAACAATTCAATTATCACACATCACACACAATTAAATTCAAGATTCAACCAACAAGTACAAAAAATATTAATGTTGAAGAAATCAGACAATATTGTACAGAGTGTGGGGTCAAGGTGAAAAAAAACTTTAAGTTCTGTCCATCTTGTGGAAACAAATTATAAATAAAAAAGGACCCCGTGAGGTCCTTTTTTTATTCTTCAGTTTGGTCTTCCGTAAAGTGTTTATTCATTATTCTTAGTGATTTTGAAACTATTTCTGACTCCTGTAAAGTGAATAATCTAGATTTGTGAGCGAACTCTAACGCTTGAATCATCATGTAATATGCTTGTTCAAAATTCATATCATCACATAAAGTGTTTATATCGTTTGGGGTATAATATGCAACACTGTCAAAAAGTAATCCTATAGGTTGTTTCTCTGTCATAATTCTAATCTATTTGTATATTTATTATAGTAAATAATATGAAAAAAAATACACTTAAGGAAGCGACAGGTTCGGGTAGTTCAGGAAAATTTAAAGTACCAATTGTACTTGCACCACAACCATGGGAAGAAAATCAATTAGCACCCTTCACCGACCGACTATATTCATATACAAATGCTGAATTAGCGTATGAGGAGGCTGATGGAGATTTTAAAGAATCACCAGAAAAAAGAGCCCAAATTGAAAAAAGAACTAAAGGTTTATCTAAAGCAACAGAATACTTGAAAAAGTTTTATACAGGACAAAATGATGAAGAGGGCTCCGCTGTGAATCCTACTATGAGTGGACTTCCATTGAAAGAAGAATTATTGAAAGAGGATTTAGCCGTTTGGTTTGGTACAAAGAAAAAACCAAAAGGGAGTAAACAACCTAAAGGTCCTTGGGTTAATATTTGTAGGAAAAAAAAGGGAGGAGGTCATCCTCCTTGTGGTAGACCTGAGGCTAGTGACAAAGGTTATCCTAAATGTAGAGCCGCTGGAGTTGCAAGTAAAATGAGTGACTCCCAAAAACGTTCAGCGTGTCAACAGAAAAGAAAGGCTGAGAAAACAAATCCAAAATCCGGAACAGGGAACAAACCAAAAATGGTTTCATACAAACCGAAAAACGAAACAATAACAGAAACAATCAAAAGAGTTCTGAAAGAACATTTTAATTAAGATTGTTCAAGATACTCTGTAATGAGTGTTTAATATTACGTCTAATCTCGTCTTGTATATTTTGTCTTTCTTCTTCTAAAATTGAATCAAATCTCTTTATCAATTTAGAGTATGACGAGTGTTCTTGTACATATACGGTATAAGAGTAAACATGATTTGTGATGTTAATTGTATGATTGTTTATCACAACGAACATCTGTTTGTCTTCGTTTACTATGAATCTACTTTGTGATACAGGTGCAAAGGTTAATTTGGAGGAAAGATTTTCCAAGAGTTTCATACATATTTGCAAAGAGTATTTTTCCTCGTCCGTAATTCTTGGACTCGGGTCAAATCTTTCTTTTAGCTTGAGATAAAATTTGAATAATAATCTCGTGAAATATCCCACTGTTCTTTTGTCTTCTTTTTCCATACGACAAATATAGGGGAAAAAAATTTAATTAACAATAAGCACCTGAACAATGTTTTTTTCCGTCTAATCCTGGCATTTTACCTTTACAAACTTGAACTGCATATCCATTAGCGTACGCTGATGGGTAAACTTTAAATTTGGATTTTGCTGCGGATTTACCTCTTGCACAAAGTTTGGTCCCTGTTTTTTTTCTTCCCTCGTTGATATCTTCGTAATCAACGTATTGTTCTCTTTTATTTTTTTCGTTCATAATAAAGTCAAAAACTTGGTCCATATTTGTTTTGGCCTCTGTCACATGGTCATCAGCCCAATCGTGGCCGTCTTGTATAATTTCATCAATCATCATAGGGTCCATATCTAATAACATTTGACATTGTCTTGCAATTTGTTTTAGATTACTGAAAAACATATAATTTTCAGGTTCTTGCTGTTCTCTAAGGACTTTTTTAACCAAATGGTTCAAATCTTTTTCTGTTAATTTTACTATCTTGTTCATGACTGTTTTGTATTTACGATTGAAAATGTTAATTGTCTTTTATAAGTATCTTTTTCTCCTGAAGTGTTCACCTGAATATCAACATAATATTGATTTGGGATTTTATCTCTCATATCAAAAATAAAATAATATTCATTTGGGGTTCGGTTGACTGGTGTCCAATCTTGAACTAAAACTTCAGTAGTTCCTTCCATTACATAAACACGATAGAAAGACGAGACATCTAATAACACTTGTTGTCCTGTATAAGCTTTCTTTATTGTTACACCAACCTTACGAATGTCTGTGTTTAATATTTTTTCGTTTTGTAATATGCCGTAGAAATTGAAACCATATATCTCAGGGTCTTTTGACACTGCACCTATTTGTATTCCTGAAGTATAAGGAAGTAGGGTAAATTGGTTTGTGACATTAGGTATAGATTGTCCATTAATGGTTAATCCTGACCAAACATCGTAGAATAAACATGGTGTTGGATAGTTGGAAAATCCATTAGGTACTACAACCTCATAAACACCTTTGGTTCTCAAACAAGTTGATATTGAAGACATACCACTTATTGCGTCACCATTTCTATCTTCAATTCTGACATAAGGGGTTGAGTCCAAATTTACCAAATCACCATTCTGATAAACGTATAAGAATAATCTATTCTCTTGGTTTTTAAGAAATTGTAATCTGTCATCTTGAATTAAGTCGTTATAATTGGTTAAAAGATATGGTTGATAAAATGTTTGTGTGTGTCTTGAGAAAAATGCGACGCTATAACTGTCGGTAAGACCTGTTATGTTTTCTATCTGAGGAAGATATGCCAATCCCCAACCTGTGACACCAGTAATAGACCCATTTAATACACCATTTATTTCATTGGTCATATCCATATCAAGGTCCTCGTTTCCAAGTTCAAAGTGTTGTCTTGCAACAATAGTAAGG